TACCGTCAGACGCAGTAACGCCATATATTAAAGTGGGTGCTTTCACCTGTAAGCCGGACGGTAGTAAGGATATCGATATTTCGGATATTACTTCTCAAATTCATGTTTTTTCAGATTATGACGGAGAATTAGAAGTTAATGGAATAGCCGATGACATAATAAAAGTTATTGGCGCTGTTAAGCTTGATTTATCAGTGAATGATTTTAAAGTAATGAGCCAGGGATATGATATGTTCGAATCGTTTGAGGACGACGAATATGGTTATCATGGGATCGTGACGTTTGTTGCTAGGGTGCAGAACCTAAAAATGTGATTTTATACAAATGTAAAATAAATTTTTAGCCGAGAACCTGAACGAAGGTTCTATTTTTATTGCTTAAATACAAAATTTAGGAGCGTGAGAAAATGAGTGTAAAATTATCTTTGCCAACTAACCCTATGTCGGCAGAAGCAACAGTAGGTAAAGACTACTTACTATATGTGTCTGGCATTATCGGGTCAGCAACGACTGAAACATGGAATATTATTGGTGGTCAGATGGGCGCGTCTGTCGATGAATCTACGGATGAGATTGATGTAACAAACAAGACAAGCGGCGGTTATAAAGCCACCTTGCCGGGATTGACTTCATGGAGTATTGATTTTGATTCTGTTGCACTTTTACCTGGTAGCGATAATGGTATTGAGATATTGCGGAGAGCAAAGGCCCAAAACAAACAAGTAAAAATAAAAATGCTTTATCCTGATGGCAGTTTTCGCGTTGGTTGGGCAACAAGCACAACTTATACAGTTGATACTCCGCATGATAAGGACGCTACATTAAAGGGAAAATTAAATGGCTATGGTCCGCTCTCGGATTATTCAGTAACTGTTGATACGACAGCAGCAACAGACCAGACATTCTATTTTAATAGCAAGTCTACGGCAACCGCTGTAACACAAGGTTCGACAACTGTTGATGCTGCGAATTATATTGCGGCGGTAAAAGGGCAAATTGCTTTACTTGGTACCTACTTGGCTACGCTTGAAGATGGAGAATATTTATTCTATGTGAGCCTGTCCACTGGTGGTTATTCACTAGTGGCAGTAACGATTGAAACTAGTACCACAATTACACCAACATCTGCTACGGTTAGTAAGGCGTCTGCCACTGACACGGTATTTACGATTGTACCGAGTTCTGAAACTGTTAGTAGCGTAAAGAACGGAAGTACAACGTTAGAATCTGGAACTGATTACAGTTATTCAGCCGGTACACTAACAATCGAGAGCACGTACCTTGCTGCTTTGTCAGTAGGTACTACGACATTAACTATCGCAACTGGCTCCGGAACAACCCTGACAATTACATTTACGATTACGGCATAATAAAGGCGGCTTAATTGCCGCCTAATTTAGGTTGGAGGAATACCGATGAAAAACACAGTACCGTTTGATCTATTTGGTGAATCTAAAGAACTTTGTTTTACTAACAAAAAAATTCGTGCACTGGAACGTGCCCTAGGAAAGCCTATCCAGCTAATTTATAGCAATATGATTGTCGGTGTTGATTTTTGTTTCGCTGCCTATCCTATATTGCTGGAAATAACAGAAGATGAGTTTGATAAAAAGCTGGAAAAATATCTTGAGGATGGTATTGGTTCGATTGATAAATTAGCGACACCGGCGCTAAATGCGCTTTCGATTACGGGTGTGGTGGGTAAACCATTAGCCGATTCCGTTAGAAATATGTATTATCCTACTGAAAAAGCGCAGGATGAGGAAAAAAACGGAGAAGCGACGGTGAATTAGTAACCGTCGCTTCCTTTTATGAGTGGCTATGCTGGGCTGAACCAATTGCTTACGGTCCTTTAGAATTAAAGCCGTGGGAATTCGAGGAAATGCAGCCACATGAGTTTTTAGAATTGTTGGATGGATACGAATGGCGTAAGCGTGAGCGAGAGAATATCCAAGCTTATTTTACGCATTGGATTGTCAATGCGGTTGGTGGAAAAGTTAGTCCGATTGACATATTGAAGCCGCTAAGGGAGAATCCCGAAAAGAAAAAACGGACGACGGCGGATGAATTGAAAGAAAAGTTTAAAGAGGTACTGGATGCGAAAAAGTGATGTGAGGTAATAAAACGGTTAAATATTTAACGAAAGGAGGTAAACAAAATTAGCACAATCGCTGAATTACTTGTAAAAATTGGTGCGGATAATTCCGGGCTAAAAAAATCTTTAACTGAAAGCCAGTCCAGTATTCAGTCCGCTTTTTCCGCTAACCCGATCAATGCTTTTACTGATTCGCTTAGTGGAGTTACTGGCGGTCTGTCCGGCATAATCGGCAAAATGTCCGGCCTGGTTGCCCTTAGTGCTGGTGGTTTTGGATTGGGGGCAATCGTCGAAGGTGCCGTAAACGCTGGCGAGTCAGTTTATCAACTCAGTACGAAATTTGGTATTACTGCCAAAGAAGCGTCGGAATTAAATCGAATTTTAAAATTAACTGGCAGTGACACTGGAACTTTTGCAACTGCCATGCTGCGACTAGACAAGTCGTACAGCACGGCAGGGGAGGCTGGTGATAAATGTCGCGCTGTTCTGGATGCCACTGGCGTTTCACTTACCGATAGCAATGGTAAGCTATTACCGCTCAACCAGCAATTGCAGAATTTAAGTAAAGGCTATAATTTGGCGACTGCAAGTGGTCAGCAAGAAGAATTCATAATGAATACTCTTGGTGCCAGGGGTATGGCACTAGTCGGCACTCTGAAAAACCTTGCTGAAGCCAAAGAAGATGCGGCAAAGGTCACGGGCGCAGGGCTTGACCCGCAAAAAATGCACGACTTAAAGCGGGAATTGGATGTTATATCATTACAATCTACGCAAGTAGGACTAGCATTTACCGGAGCCTTGGCACCAGTTGCAACCGAATTATTTCCACCCATAATGAGTGGATTGAAAAGTACTGCTGAATTTTTAGTTGCTAATAAAACCGGAGTTATTGAGTTAACCAAAGATACATTGGAATTAGCTGCAGCATATAAAGGAATACAGTTGTTGTCCGGCGCAGGAAGCGCAATTACGGCGTTTTTTACTAAAGCTGCGGCAGACGCTGCAGCAAGTACTGCAACTCAAATAGCATCGACTGAAGAATTAACGGTATGGCAAGAAAAGGCTATAAAAAGGCGTATAGCGGCAAGTGATGCTGCGTGCCTAAAAGAAGCCGCAAATACTGAGAAAACGACTCTAGCATTAGGGTTAAGCGCAGAAGAATCAGCGGCAGTTATTACAGCTAAATATTCTGAAATAGCAATTAAAGCCGCAACTACCGCAGAAGAAATCCGAACAACCATGACGGCTGCGTTTTTATCTCAAAGTGCATCAGCTGCAGAAGCAGCGATAACCACTAATACAGCAATTGCCAGTACTGGCATAACGGCAATAGAAGCCGCTACTGTAAAAACCACGGCAACGACCGAATCTGCGGCGTTGTGTACGGTAGCTACAGCGGAATCGGCAACAGCGCAAATAGTGTCATTAGAAGAAGTAGGGGCGGCAGCAACATTGTCTGCCGAAAAGTCAGTAGCAGCTAACGCAATGGCGGCGGAGTCAGCAGGTGCGGTAGTACTCGCCAACGAGGGGGTAGCAACCTCTCACGTTGTTGCGGGCAATGCAGCAATTTTAGCCGGTGAAAAAACAGTAGGTGCAATGGCGATTGGAAGTTCTGCTGTGGGCGGCATGTTATCATCAGTTTGGGCATTAATTGGCGGCTGGTATGGCGTGGCGGCGGCTATCGGGTATTCCATATACAAGCTTCAGCAATGGCATGATGAAAAAAATAAAGATTCAGTCGTTACTGGCTATGATGAATGGGGAAGACCGATATATGGAAATAAAATAGCTAGTTCAGGCGATTACAAGCGTAGCGAAGATAGTAATACCATGGCACATGTTGAAACGTTTGAACTTGGGAAGCAATCTCAAGTAGATTTATCCGGCATTGCTGGGATGGGTGGTACGGGCAGCAAAGAGAAAAAGACCGGTAAATCTGACGAAGAAAAAGAACTCGAAAAACTTCAAAAAGAAGCCCAAAAAACCAATGACAAAATATTAAAAGACTACCAGGATTTATTTTACAGTAAAACCCAAATTGCCGAGGCTGGATATGCCAAAGAGCGTGCTGAGTTAGAAAAAACCAAAGACGTTAATACGGCTTACGACGATATTAAGGATGATCAGGGCAACGTTATTCAACTTGGATCCCGAAGCCAGCTAGAAGCAAATTTAACAGCCAAGAAACGTGTTGCCGCCGAGCAACAGCTCGCAATTGAGCAAGGATATACAGATACCGCTATCGCTCTAGCACAAAAGCTTTTCGACATAAAGGCCGAAGCAATTGGCGGCTCTGTCGAAGCGCAGAACAAACAAAACGAAGCGGATCAAGCGTCAATAAAAGCTATTACTGATCAAATAACAAAAATTCGTGCCGAGATTAATGAAACTACTAACCTGCAGGATCGATTAAATAAAATTGCAGCCTATAAGAGTTCTGGAATAATAACGGGCGATACATCGAGTGACTATGTCTCAAAAGAGAATACCCAACCAACCGAGGATACAGCAGTAGCGACTCAGAAAATTATCAATCAACAAAAAGACAATGACAATGTTTATAACATTTGGAAAGCAAATTTAGATAAACAATACAATGCCGGCCACATCCAAGAATACCAGCAGATGCTTAATGATAAGCAGAATCTAGACAATAATTATTTAGATGGACAGAAAGCTTATATGTCTGAACTTGAAAACTTATGGAAGCAGACAAATACCACCCTGGCCGAAAAAGCAGGAAAGCTGTTATCTGATATTAATTCAGGGTTAACAAGTTCATTAACAAATTTCATAAGCGGCACAGAATCAGGCAAAGATGCTTTTAGTTCGTTTGCAAGCTCCGTAATAAATAGCATAATTCAAATGGAAGCCCAGGCGACCGCGGCTACTATTACGTCAAGTATAAGCAAGCTGTTTAATGTTGGTACTAAGGATAAGGATAAAACGAACACCTCTAGTGATACTAACAGCACATCCTCAAACAGTCTACTGACTACCGGAATTACTCTGGTTAGTGCGCTATTTAAAGCCGGTGGCGGTGCTGTCTATGGGGCGGGTACTGGCACAAGTGATTCAATACCGGCTATGCTGAGCCACGGTGAATACGTGTTAACTGCAAACACCACTAAGGCAATTGGTGTGGGTAATTTGGATAAAATTAATAAAGGTTATGCAACTGGCGGTCTTGTTACTGGTACGTCGTTAGCTGATTTAAGTAACAATTATAGCAATTCATCCAGTCAAGGAATATCAAAAGGAAAGTCTCGTGCTACTGGCGCCCAAAACCATGTAACAATGAATATTTACGCTCAAGACGTGCGGGGAGCCAAGCAGTCGCAAAGTCAAATGATAGGTGAGGCCTATAATGCGATGAACCGGGGGAGGCGAAACGCATGAAAATAGGTTTACCCGACAACCCCCATGAATCAAACGCAACGGCTGGTAGATATTATCTGCTCTACGTGGACGATGGAACCATAACCGATCCTGACTGGAAACTAATTGGCGGACAGCACAGTTCGACCCTGAACAGAAAAGCTAACAGTGTAGATGTTAGCAATAAAATGAGTGGTTCATGGAAAGTTAAAAAGGCAGGACGAAAAGAATGGAGCATCGATCTCGCTAGTTTAGCATTGTTGCAAAATAAAGGGTTAAACGCATTAGATCGAGCATTTATGGATGGTCGTCCAGTGAGATTAAAAATTCAGTATCCTGATTTAACATATCGCCTTGGACAGGCAATCATTACAGATTTAAAGCTGGACAACCCTTACAATGATGCTGCTAAAGTAACAGGTACCTTGGAAGGCAGCGGAACTTTATCTGGTTTAAAATTAGATTATACTATTTCGCCCACAAGTATGATTATTAGTATCGCTTCAGCTACTGACCAGAACTTTGGAATTGAACCGTCAATGGCAACTGTTACGTCGGTTAAAAATGGGAGCGCCGTATTGGCGGTAACGAGCGATTATGCCTATTCTTCAGGGGTGTTAACCATTAAAGGAACTTATTTCGCGTCGTTGTCTACGGGAATAATTGCGTTGGCCATTACTCTTAATGACGGTACAACCCTGGTTGCCACAATAAAGCTAGAGGTGTAAACAATGAGCACTAGTTTTCATGAGGTAAGATTTCCGGTTGACTTATCTTACGGATCTTCCGGTGGTCCGGTCTTTGATGTTGATATCATTGAAACAAAATCGCATTTAGAGCAGCGTAATCTTGGCTCAGCTTATCCGCAAGCTACCTACACTACGCCATACAATTTGCGTGAATACGATGAATATCAAACAATATTAAATTTTTATTATGGCAGGCGTGGAAAAACATATGGATTTCGATATAAGGATTGGCGAGACTATTTAGCTGTTAACCAGTCAATTGGTAGCTATGATGGCACGACAAGCGAATTTCAGCTTATAAAAATATATGGCGACTCGGCAAATATTTTTACACGAACAATTTATAAGCCTGTTGACGGCACGATCTGTATTTACGTGGATGGTGTTTTTTTTGCGGATTGGACATGCGACTATACGACCGGAATAGTTACTGTTACCGGGTTGACCGGGACAACGACAAAACCAAACGTTATTACCGCTGATTTTGAATTTGATGTTCCGGTTAGGTTTAACAATGATTTCCCCACAGTGGCTGCGGATGATGAAGACAATTTAATCTCTGTAAATACGATTACATTTAAGGAGCTGGTCGGGGAATGAGTTACGATTATTTAACCACTACTGTAACTACGTTAGCTACTTGCTGGAAACTTACCCGTAAGGACGGTACCGTGATGGGTTTTACCGACTACGCTAAGTCGCTTACGATTGACGGCGTGACATACGAGGCTAAAACCGGATATGCAGCAACGTCAATCGCTTCCTCGAATGGGCTTTCGGTGGATAATCTTGATGTTTCAGGTGCTTTGTCCAGTGACGCCATAACTGAGGCGGATATTACCGCTGGTAAATATGATTTTGCTTCCGTTAAGATATTTCAGGTAAACTACATGGATTTAACTGCTACCCCTAATATTCTACGAGTCGGGTTTTTAGGCAATATATCTCGCGGTGATAATGCATTTACTGCCGAAATGCGCGGACTTTCTCAGTTAGCACAGCGGAATATTGGGGAGTTATATTCGGACACTTGCCGGGCTACCCTGGGAGATACTCGGTGTGGAGTTGATTTAACAGCTTATACCCATTCTG